TTATGCGGCTTTGAGGTTGAGGCCCGTCACGAAGCCGCCGCCTCTCGAATAGGTGTGAGTGACGCTCTCGATCCGATAGGACCCGTCCACGCCGGCCCGTGCGCCTGCGATAATGCAGAGGCCGTCCGGAATGGCGCCGGTATTGCCCTCGATGGTGACGCTGCCTTGCGCCTTGTCGCGCTCGGTCGTTGCCTTGTCCGAGCCGATCTGCTGCTTCGCCTCGTTCTCGTCGGCTTTCGGATGCCGGTGATCGTGCCGGGCGTCGACGCTATTGCCCGTCTTCTCGCGAGCCTCTTTCCATTTGCCGGCCTTCTTGTCGTACCAGCGCGCGCGCACCTCGCTGAACTGCGTGCGGCCGAGATCGGGCGCAATGTCCCAGGACTGCAGGTTGTCGCCCCAGACGGCGCGGATGAACGACGTGTAGCCGCCGCCGCGCTTCGAGAGCGTTGCCGTGTTGCCCTGCACTCGGAAGTTGCCGCCGACTTCGCGCGCAAGACGCTCGCCGACGTGAATGAAGCTCTCGTCGCGCATGTCGAAATAAACGCGACGCAGATTGGCGAGCCGAGGATCAACATTGACCTGCCTGACGCCGGCGGCGTTTCCGGCCTCGGTCAGAATGTCTTTCACCGTCTTGTCATCGAAGTGCCGCTGCTGGTTCTGCTTCGGCTTCTTCGTCGTATCCATGCCCTTCGCCGTCACGCTGATCACACGACCAGAGCTGCGGCTGCCCTTCGACGTCACCTCATCGACCGTCCCGATAAACACGACGCGCACGCCGCCGTCCTGCCAGCCGAGCGCGATCGTGACGGGTGCGCCCTTCTGCGGAAAGACGATCCGGCCGTTCGTGTCGTCGATTTCGAGGTTCGCCGTATCCGAATGCGTGCCGACGTTATCGGTGACCGTCAGTTGATGCAGGACGGGCAGAAGGCGCGCCGTGATATTGGTGCCGGCGACCGTCACCCTGCAGATTGCGCGCTTCGCCACGTCGTCACCATAGCTTGATCGGTTCCAGAATGACCGGCTCGCGCGGCGTTGGGATCGGCAGCGCGAACACTGTGCCGACCGGCAGGAAGTGCCCGAGGTCCGCGAGGCCAGGGTTCGTGTCGAAGACCTGCTCGACGAGCCCTGGCATGGGCCGCTGGAATCGCCGCCAAACGATCAGGGACACCGTTACGAAGTCGCCAGCGACCGTGATGGTCTCTTTGACCTCGCTCATCTGAGGATGCCCCCGAAGACCGAGAAGTAGCTGCCCGCGGACGGGCCGCTCGATCGTTTGACCGAGATGTCGACGTCGATCACCTTGCCGACGCCCTGTCGGTCAAGGTAGCTCGACCTCTCCGAGACCTTCTCGATGACAACCCAGCCCATTTGTCCGCCATCGCCGCGCATGAGGTACATCGGCCGTCCGGACGCCCGCGCCTGCGTAAGACGCGAGAGATCGCCGAGGCCGCCGAACTTGTGCGGATAGAGCTTCGCCTTGATCGTCCACGTCTCCGGCCCGTCGCCGACCCATTCCAAAGGTGGACGGGCGCCGACCACGGGCTTCTCGACGAAGGACGTCTCGTGGTGGTGGTCGTATGCGTTCGTGTTGAACGGATAGACCTCGAACTTGATCGGGCCGAGGGACATGAGCATTACGCGAACCTCATGCTGGTGTCAGAGAAGACGCCGCGGAAGGTCTCGCGGACCTCGTCCCGCAGCACGCGCCGGATTTGATCGACGACGTCCTCGCTGTCGGCACGTCCGTTGAAGGTCATGTTGAAGACCGGCGCGACCATGATCCCGCCGGCGTCTGTCGCCGATGAGCCGGCACGATTGACGTACCCGGATCGCCCTGCGGTGATCAGTTCCGGACCGCGCTCGCCGACCCAGTAGGACGCACCGCGCGAGACCGGGCCGCCCGTGGCGCGGGCTGGCGCGTCGGTGCTTGGTGTGGGTGCCGGTGTCGGCGCGGCGCGAGAGCCGCCCATCCACCACGGTAACGACGGCCATTGGATGATCTTCGAGAGATCGATGTTCCCGACCGCTTCGATGATCCGGCTCGGCAATGTGGCAAACCACGCAACGAGCTCGCCGACCGCTTTGCCGCCGGCCTCGCCCCACCTCTGCCACACAGAGGACTCAAGCGGCCCGAGCATGTCCTGGAGTTTGGACCACAGTTGCTTGATCAGACCGAGCAGATTGTCGACTGCCGGACCTGCTGGGCCGAGCGCACTCATGAATGCGCTGCCGAACGCTTCCGCGCCGACTTTGATCCCTTGCCAGTTGTTGGCGATCCACATCAGCGATGCGGCGATCCCGCCGATTACCAAGCCGACGCCGGTGAGCATCAGAGCGGCCCGAAGCGCGACTGCCGCAGCTCTTACGATCCGCATAGGGTTGAGAAGCGCGAGAAGGCCAGCGCTGAGCGTGGCAAACACCGTGCCGGCGCCGCCGACGGCATTGATCAGAAGAAGACCTGCCAGCGCGTTTCTCAGATACACCGCAGCCGCGGCGGCTCTGCCAGCGATGGCGGCGAAGCCGGCCAAGGCGATCCCCGCAACGGCCCGACCGAGCGTCGTGGCGGCTAGCGCTGCCGTCAGCAACGCCGACCTCATCGTGAGCAACGCCCACGAAATGCCGATCACAGCCATCCGTCCGCCGACCAAGGCCGCGATGGCTGTGACCGCAGCATTGGTCATCGCCGGATAGGCCGTCGCGACGTCGGCGATCCTGGTCGCCAGCTGCGTCATCTGAAGAAGAAGCGGAATCAGAGACGGTGCCAACGCGTCGCCGACCGCGATCTTGAAGATCTCCCACGCCGAGTTCAGCGCCCGGACGCGCGCCTCCATCGTTTGGATGCGCCGCGCGAAGTCTTTGTCGATGAGCCCGGCAGAGTTTTTGAACATCTCGGCGCGAATGCGCTTGAACTCGTCGTAATGCTGGGTCAGCGAGGCCATACCGAGCTGCATTTGCATGTCGGTGAACAGATCGCTGATCTTGACTTTGCCCTTCGACTTCTCGATCACGTCCCTCGTGATCTGAATGATCGCTTCGAGCGGCGAGATGCCCTTCTTCACGAGGGCGTCGATCTGCTTCTTGAGATCGATGCCGCCGAGATCCTTGAACTTCTTGACGACCTCTTGGGAGGTCAGCTTCTGCAGCACGTTCCGGAGGTTCGTTGCGGCCTCCGCGCTGTCGCCGGCGCCCTTACGCGTGATCTGTAGCGCGGCGCCAAGCTCGCCGATCGCCGCGATGCCGCGCATGCCGTTGACCTCGGCCATGGCCGCGATGGCCGGCAGATACTGCGCCATATCTCTGAGTTCGAACGCGCCTTCCATGCCGGCGCGGGCAATCATGTCCATGGCCCGCGGCAGTTCTTCGGCCTTGAGCTTCAGGTTGTCGATTGCCGCCATCGCCGTCTTGGCGAGGTCGGTCACCTCGGCGCGATAGGCGGTCGCCGTCTTGCCGAGGATCGGCAGAATGGACTGCGCCGTATCGGCCTTCATCCCCATACCAAGCAGCGTGTCCATCGCCGTCGCGATGTCCATCGCCGTCTGATTGACGGTTGGGGCGATCTCCTTGATCCGCTGTCCGAGCGCTTTCAGCTGTGCGTCGCTCATCTCGGCCTTCTGGCCGATGTCGAGCAGGAGCGTCTCCAACTTGGTGGCGGCGTCGATCGGGGCCTGCAGGGCCTGCTTCAACGTGTAGCCGACCGCGACGGTCTCGGCCATGCGCGCACGCATCGCGTCGAGCTGCCGGGTCGTCTTGTCGAGGTTATCCTGAAGGCGCCCCGTGAGAGTGCCGCCCATGCCGGCATTGGCCGCGCGGCCGAGGGTCTGCAGCGATTGCGCCGCGCCCTTCGCGGGTCCCGTGACCTGATCGATCAGGCGCACGATCAGCTGAGACGTGACCGACGCCATCGCTCACCCCATCGTCCACTTGGCGATCCGTGCCGCCTCAGCGTGCCAGAGCACGACCTCGTCCCATTCCATGTCCTCGAACACCGGGATCGGCGTCGCCAGGAAATGGGCAGCCTCGGCGACTACCGCGCGCCAGTGTCCGGCGCCTTCAACGCGTCGAAAAAACCACCGACCACCTCGGACACGCGGGCAAAGTCGCCCGCATCCATATCGTCGATCTCCTCGACGCTGATGCCCGTCAGCAGGGACACCGTAACGATGCCCTGCTGCAAGTCGCCCTCGCCCTTCGTCGATTCGACGACGCGGATGTCTTTGACCTTCGGTCGCCGGATCGAAACCTCGGCAACCGTCTTTCCGTCTACGGTCAAGGGTACTTTGAGTTTTAGTTTCTCGCTCATGATCGGAGGTCCCGGTCGCTAGATTACGGGCTGACGCCGGTCGGAACGCGCAGGATGCGCCGCTCGTCGTCGTTCTGAGAGACGCCATCGAGGCGCCAGTCGGTCGAGAAGAAGTCCCAGTAAATCTTCTCGCGCTCGCCGAACCAGAGTTCGTAGTGCATGACCTCGTTGATCGCGTATTCGTGGCCCTGCAGTTCGCCACGCTGGAACGCGTCCGCCTCGATCTTGCCGAGCCGACCCTCGATGATCGCCTTGGTTTCGAGTGCGACGCCGGTCCGCTTATCGCGAATGACGCCGTAGGCCGTGAACACCTTCGCGCGCGAACTGCCGAGACCGAACTGGGTCAGCAGGTCCGGGTCCCAGCCATTGAGCTTGAAGGTCGGTTCGAGCTTCTGGATCCCGACCGCGACCTCGATCTGCACGCGCGATCCGCCGGCGTGATGATCTTGATACATTTCCTGAAGCGGCGGCAGCTTCAGCTCGGCGAGCGTCAGATGCTTGGACGCCGTCGGATCGTGATCGCCGCAGAAAAGGTTCGCGGCCTCCATCACGTAGACCGTGCTCATGGGGCGGGGTTTCCTGTTCCGATGTGGGATCAACCAGTGATGGCGTCGACCTGCGCGAGCAGATCATCGAGCAGGGCATCGAGCGCCGGCCGGTACCTCGCCGACCGAATGCCGAGGTAGCGAAGCACCGGCGCTTCTTCGGCCGCGAAGTTGATCGTGAACTTGCCGAGACGTAGCTGCTCTGGGCTGTTCTGATCGCGCGTGAACTTGATCTCGTAGCCGAGGATATCGCCGTCGGCCTTCAAATCCCGGAGCGCAAAGCTCATGGTGTTAAGCACCGCCTGGATGGTCTGTCCGGTGATGTTGAAGCGGCCGAGATAGAAGCGCAGCGTGCGCAGGAACATCAGGTGGATGTAATCGCGGCCGCGCGTGACGTTGTAGAACCGCCAGAGATCATCCTCGCCGGCATTGTCGGTGCCAACGAACACGAAACCGCCGCTCGCAATCGCCGTCTCGACGCCGAGTTCGCCGCGCAGCAGGACGCCGACGTTGGCGCCGAGCAGGCGTTGACCTTCGGTGGCGCCATCGGTGAGCGAGAAGTTGATCGGCCGCGATGGACCGATGATGCCCTGCACCGGCTGGTTCGCCCACGAATGGAACGGCCGGCCCTGCTTCTCGTGATCGCGCCGGACGCCAATGCCAATGACGGCCGGCGATAGTGGCTGCACGACGGTCTCGCCGCTGATGTAGACCTTGACGGCGGGATCGACCGGGATGAGGCGATCCGAGTTGATCGTCTCGCGCCAGTTGATCGCGTCCTGCTCGGTCGTGGCCGGCCCGTCGACCACAGCGTGCGCAAGCAGCTTCGCGCAGACCGCGGGAAGCGCCGCGCAAACCGGGTTCGCGAGGTCCGCGATGACCGCCGAGCCTGCGCCGTTCGTGCCGCCGCCGCCCGAGAGCGTGATGGTCGGCGCGGTCTCGTACCCGCTACCAGCGTTGGTGATCGTGAAGCTGGTGATCTCGCCATCGGCAACGGTTGCCGTCGCAGTCGCACCCGTGCCGCCACCGCCGGTGATCGTGACCGTCGGCGCCGACGTGTAGCCGCTGCCCCCGCTGGCGACGTTGATCGCCGAAACGCCGGTGTCGCGCTGGCTCGTGAAGCCCGGCGCGCAGATGAGCCGCGGAATGACGCCGAGCAGAGGCCCGGCTTCGACGAACGCGTGAATGCCGGTCTTCAGCAGGCCGTCGCCGACGATGTTCGCGTTCGTCGCGTTGACGTTCGCGCCCTCGGCGATACGCACGACGACGACCTTCGCGGCGACCTGGAACTCGCCGAGCTGGGCGTTGATGAGGTTGATCGCGTCGGGGATCGTTCCGTCGGATCCAAGGCCGAGCCCCTTCGTCCGATCGTCGGAGTACATGAAGACGGGCGTATTGAACGGAAACACGCTGGCGTCGGCATCCGGCGCCGTGCCGATGATCCCGACAACCGCCATGTCGCTCCAGACGGCTGGGCGCGGCTCGTTGTCGATCCGTGTAATGGAAATACCAAAGACCGGATCGGTCATGGGCGGGCTCCTATGATGCTTTCACTCGGCGCTCTCACCTTTGGGAGTCTCGGGCACGCCCTCGTCCGCGCGGGACGGCGGGCGCATCGACCACCTCGGGGGCCGTCTCGCTGCTCGTGGGGCTCAGGCCTGTGGACAACGGTGATTGTTATGAACGGTGACTGGCCCGCCGACAGCCGTCTCTGCTCTGTGTCGCGCAAGGCGTGCAGGGGACACAGCAATGGGCCACGGCAACGATTATCCACTCATGCAAGACGCCGGCGCGATCCGCATCGCGCCCGCGCGTCTTCTGAAAGACGGGGGCTACTGCCTCTCAGCCAATCATGCGTTGTTCGAACAGCCGATCCGATTGACCGTCACACCAGCGTCTGGCCAAGGCTGGCAGATGACCGCATGGGTCGCGACACAGACGCAGTTCGAAGACGATACTTGGAGCTTTCCCCACCTCGAAGCGACGCCGCTCGATAGCCAGGGTGCGCTCGAAGGTGTCTTGCGGCGTGTTGCGGGCAAA